CCCTTCAGCTCGGCGGCCACGAACCGGCCGCGGGCCTCGTTGTGAATGGCGGCCTCGGCGGCGCGCTCGAGCGCCGCCTCGTTCGTCAGGTCGCCGTAGGTCTCCAGCATGCGCTGGTCGGTCAGCCCTTCGACGACCTCGGCCTGCGGGTCGGCGGCCAGCAGCGAGCGCACCAGGTGGTCGCCGCTGCTGAAGCCGAACACCTCCGCGATGACGTTCGGGTGCACGCCCTCGGCCGCCGCGAGCCCACCCTTGCCGACGGGCAGGTAACGCCACGGCGCTGCGGGCCCCTCGCCGTACATCACTTTCAGAGCGCCGAGGTCGAGCTTCGCCTTCATGCCGGCGAACGACTCCAGCGCCTTGCGCTGGGCGTTGTTCAGCTGCAGGCCATCGGGCAGCCGGCCGCGGCGCAGGAAGCTGTCGACCATGTAGAGCGGCTGGCGCCCGACCTCGTCGGCGACGGTGGCCTGCATCGCGTCGCGCTTGGCCTTCGCGTCAGCCTGCAGCCGCTTCAGCTCGCGCCCCTTGGCGTTGCTCAGCCAGCGCATGTCGCGCAGCGATTCGCGCTGCAGCTTCTCGACGGCCTGCTCGGTCGCGTCGTTGGCGAGCGCCTGATACGCGACGAACTGCTGCGGCGTCATGCCGGCGGCCTCGGCCGTCTCGAACATCGGCGCGAAGCCTGCGGCCGCCTGCGCCTCGGCGATTTGCGCGTCGGTGGCGATCAGCCGATTCATCACGCCGCGCACCTCGTCGGTGAGCTCGACGTTCAGGGCGGTGATCGACTTGTAGACCTGCACCAGCCACGCGCGGAAGCGCTGGAACAGCGATTGCAGTTCGATGTTTGGGGCCTTGCCCTCGAACAGGTAGGCCTCGAACCCGCGGGCGAACTTCTCGTGTGCATCGCGCCGCTTGTCCAGCGGCAGCGCCAGCCACTCGGCCGCGGTGCCCTTGTGCCCGAACCACTCGAGCAGCGCCCGCATGTCGGCCTGCACCTGGGCCGGCGCTGCGGGGTCGGCGGCCAGGTGCGCGACGGTCTCGAGGTAGAAGTGCCCGAGCTCGTGCAGGAAGGTCGACAGGTCCGCGCCCTTCAGCAGCGCGATTGTGTTCGTGCCGGGATCGAAGGTGCCGCGCGGTGCGGCTTCGCCTTGGGCGAGCGTGCGTCCTTCGACGTAGTACGCCTTGGCGCCCGCGTCCTTTGTGCCGATTTCGTCCACGACGGCGCCCTGCACATCCGCCTTCGGGATGCGCACGACGGCGACCGCCGGCGGGTTGTCGGAACGGTGCTGCAGTTGCGCCTCGACCTTCTCGCGCCAGAAGTTGACACCATCGCGGTCGGTCAGGAACACCCGCCCCCGGGAGTGCCCTGCGTAGACCCCGCCGAACATCGACCCTTGGTCGGGCATCAGTCCGTCTTGTAGGATGGCCCGCGCGTTCTGGTAGGTGGTGACGTGGTAGTAGAACTCGTCGGGGTCAAGGTGGCTGCCGACCTCGCCCCTGAAAATCTTCCACTTGCTGCGCTGCGGCTTCTCCTTCGGCGGCGCGTAGATCGGCGGGGGTGGGTTCGCCTTCGAGTGCGCACGCCTCGCGGGGCGGTCGCGCAGGAGTTGCAGGGCTTCGTCGGCCGACGAAGCGATGTGCACCTGCTCGAGCACGTTGCCCTCGGCGTCAAGGACGCTGAAGATCGCTTTGCCCGTCAACGGGCTGCGCTTGCCGGTGTCGACCGCACTCGCCGCGGCGTCGGCGATTGCCTGAATGCGCTGGTCGTCGGGCTGGCTCAGCACCGCCCCGCCTTGCGCCGGGTTCTCCGCGACGATCCGCAGCGGGTGCTGAGCGAACAGCGCGTCGGGCGTCGTGACGAGCCGCTCGGCCATCACGGTATAGAAGTCGCGCACCAGCCCGGCGTATGCCGCGTTCACCTCGTCGGTGAAGCGGCGCGCCTTCTTCAACTGATCCATGACCTGGGTCTGCACCGCCTCGGTCTGCGCGATGAACTCGGCCGCGCGCTGCGACTGGGCGAGAACCTGTTCGGCCTCTTGCTGCAGCAGCCTCGCCCCGTCCTTTCCAAACGCGTCGGCCTCGGCCTGCGTCCACGCGTCCGGGTCGGTGCGCACCAGCGGCGCGAGCGACTGCTCGAGCGGCGTGCCGGCGAGCGTCGTGAACTCGCCCAGCGGCACCGCGATGTCGCCGCCGGTGGCGACGCCTTCGGCCAGCGCCTCGATTGCCTTGGGCATCGCCTCGGCGAGCTTGACCTGCTCGGCCTCGGGCAGCTTCGCCAGCGACTGCGCGAACATGGTGGCATCGACGTACACCGCCGGCGTGCCGGCCTGGTCGGCTGCCGCCTGCACGTGCTCGGCGAAGGCCTGCGGGTCGCGCTCGCGCAGCTTTGACGTCTTCGCCAGCGTCATCACCTCGGCGACAGCCTGCCCACCCTGCTGCGCCGCCTGGGCGCGCTGCTGGCGGTCGGCCAGCCCCTTCGCCGCGGCGCTGATGCCGCCGATGGTGCCCGTCTGCACGAGCGTCGCCAGCAGGGTCTGGTAAGCCGCGCCGGGCCGCTCGCGCAGGAAGTCCTCCCACGACTTGTCGGGGTTGGCGACCGCGGTGTCGATGGAGTCCTGCAAGAACGTCGCGACCTGCTCGCCGGGAATCTCGCGGCCGAGCAAGCCCTTCAGGAACTCACCGGCGCCGGCCCGCCCGAACTGCTTGACCATGAACCCCATCGGCATGACCTCGGTGCCGACCTCGACGGCGCCCTCGCCCACCGCGCCGATGAAGGCCGGGAACGGGTCAGCGCCGCGCGCCCGGTACTTGCCATACGCCTCGGCCTCGGTCTGGATGCCGGCGGCCGCCAGCGCCGGCGTGGCGCTGCGCGTGGCGATCGACGCGGCCAGGCCGGGGATTTGCCGCAGCAGGCTCGTGCCGCCGGAGTACAGGCCTTGCGCCGTGGAGGAATCGAACTCTGGCGTGCTCAGCGCCGTGTCGGTCTGCGCGCTAGCGAACGAGCGCGCGGCGCGCCGGCTGCCTTCTTCCGACCCGATCAGGTCGGCGAACTGCTGGTCGATGCCGGCCTTCGCCAGCCGGGCGCCCTGCACCGGCGCCTGCGCCAGCCCCGACAGCACGGAGCCAAGCGTCGCCTGCGGGCCTCGCGTGGTCTGGAGCTCGCCGAACTTCGCGATGCTCGCCTCGAGCTCGGCCAGCGTCGGCACGTCGTCGTGCGCCATCATCGCGAAGATGCGATCTTGCATCTTCGACTCGAGCAGCGGCGAGCCGTTGAGCTTGTCCCACGCGCGGTCGACGGCGTCCTGCATCTGCACGTCGCGCAGGTTGCGCAGCACCGCCTCGTCAGGGATGCTGCGCCGCTTGGCGATCTGCTTGGCCTGCGCCGCCTGGTCGGGGTTCGTTCGCACGGCGGCCTGCAGGTTCGACGCCACGCGCGTCTTCTGCTCGCCGATGACCGACTCGACCGCCTTGCCGAACGGGTCGTCGGTGACGCCGGGGGTGGGTTGCTGCAGCACGCCGCCTACGGCGGCGTCCCAGTCGTCGAGCGCCATCAGAGCCCCTTTGCAGCCTTGAAGGCTTGCAGGATTTGTGCGTCGGTGGGCGCGGCCACGCCGCGCTTCTTGAATGCGGTCACGATGCCGGCGCGGTCAGCGTCGGAGATGGTCGGCGTGAATTTCGCCGCGTCGGGCGTGCCGGCCACCTCATAGAAGCGCTTTCCGCCGAAGAACCACGAGTCATTTTCGATCATCATTTTGTCGATGACCTTCTGCCGCTCGTCTTGCGTCAGGTCGCTGCCCTTGACCTTGCGCGCGTCGTTCAGCGCCTGCACGGTCACGGCGTCGAACCGGCCCTTCTTTTCCTGGTCGCCGTTGCCCAGCTTCAGCAGGTTGTGCGCGATGCCGAGCTGCTGCTGCAGCGTGACCACGTCCTGCGTCTTGTCGGGCTTGCCGGCCGCGGCCTTCAGGTCGAGCAGCGATTCGCGCTGCGCCGGCGCGAGCTTGTCGAAGTGCTGCACGAGCGACTTCTTCGCGAACGCCGCCGGGTCCGCTGCCGCTTCCTCGCGCAGCTGGGCATACAGCGCCCAGTCGGTTCTCGTGCGGTCGACCGCGGCGCTGTTCGCCTTTTCCTTGAGGTGGTTCTTGATCGCGATGCGGGTGCGCGGGTCCATGTCGGCCTGCACCTTCGTCGGGATGGCCGACCAGCCTCCGCCCTGCTCGATGACGCCCCAGGCCGCCTCCGCAGCGTCGCCTTGCAGGCGCTCGCGCGCTGCGTGCTGCTCGGCGATGCGCCCTTTCAGCGTGGTGACGAAGGTGTCTTCCTCGTCGCCGGTGTACTTCTCGCGGATGAGCTTGATCGCGTCGGCCTCGGGCACGCCGCGCTTGACCGCTTCGTCGGCGAAGGCCTGGGCCTTCACCTTCGTGGTGCCGAGTCGCACCGTCTTCTCGATTTCCGCATGCTTGACGCCGGGAATCTCGGCCTTGTTCGCCGCGAAGTATGCCTCGGCCTTCATCGGGTCGTTCTCGACCATGGCCTGCAGCACCTGGGTGTGCAGCGTGCCGGTCTGGTTCTGCTTCTCGAGCGCGATCTTCTCGGGCGTCCAGCCGCTCAGGCGGCCCACCGCCTCGACCTTGTTGCCGATGGTGGTGCGCGCCTTGCCGATGCTGTCGGGCGAGGGGTCGGCCGCGGCGAGGTTGATGTCGGCCACGATGCTCGCCTGCCCGGACTCCACGAGCGACTTCTTGCGCTGCTCGTCCTCGTGGCGGCCGGCGTACTCGACGCCGCGCGCACGCAGCGCCTCGGCCTGCCGGCGGAACAACAGCCTCTGCCGCTCGTTGGTGAGGCCTTCGCTGTTGCGCTTGACCGCGTCGTCGAACCACTTCTTCGTGTCCTCGGTCGCGCCCCATGCGTCCTGGCCGTTGCGGTTGCGAAGCTGGCGTTCCTGGTCGACCCACTCGTTCGTGAGCGCGGTGCCAGCGCGCAGCAGCATGTCGGCATCCTCGCGTTCTTGCCGCTCGCGGAAGAACGTGGCCGCGGCGCCCTCGACGCTTTTGAGCGCGTGTCCGAGTTGCTGCGCCTGCTGGGCGCTGCCGGCGAAGGCGCCGACCGGCGCGTCGATCGACTGCCGCACGTTGGGCAGCGGGGCGAGCTCTGCGCTCGGGCCGGTGACGGCTGGCACTCGCGGCATGTCAACCCCCGACCGAATACCACTGCTTTGCGACCGAGCCGGCGCTGTCCAGCAGCGAGGCGTAAGTCGCGAAAGCCGGGCTGATGTTGCTGGCCTGCATCTGGTACAGCCCCGCCTGCGCCTGTGCGTTGCTGCCCTGCACTCGGTGCGCCCACACTTCGCGGTCGGCGTTGTTCTTCAGCGTGATGGAGTCCGACTGTGCGAACAGGTCGGTATCGCCGAGCAGCGCGAGCGCGGACCCTTCGCCCATGTCCACGCCGCTCGAGGCCAGCGCCGCGCGCTGCGTTCCGGCCAGGCGCGCGTACTTGCGCCGGCTTTCCATTTCGGCGTGAGCGCCGCGCTCGGCCGCGTCCTTGGCCTGCCACTCGGAAATCGTGGCGTTGTTGCGCGCGACCTCAGCCTGATACCGCGCGGCGTTCTTCGCCCCCTGCGCGCCGGAGAAGGCGCCGAAAGCATTGACGAACATCGATCCGCACATCGTCAGGCCCCCATCTCGAATCGGTAAAAAGTCACATCGCTCAGCCCCATGCGGCGTGGTTCGCGGATGCTGAAGCCGAGCCGGCGAAGCCATCGGATGCTGCGGGCGTTGCGGGCGTCCACGAAGTTTTCCAAATGGCTAAACTCGTTTTGCAAAACGCTAATGTAGCCGGGGGCCAGCCGCATAAGCGAACGGGAATTGCGGTCGAGAACGTCGGTGCCCAGCATCCACGGCGCGCCGCTGCCGCTCAGCAGGCAGCGCGGCACCGCGCCGAAGATGCACGCAAGCTCGCCGTCGACCAGGGCGACGGCCAGCAGCGCCGAGCGCTCGGCGCTGCTGGCCTGATCGTCTCGAGCGTATCGGGCCCGGACATCGCCACAATCTCGGCACGGTCGGCCGCCCGCAGGCGCGCGTCGAGCGCTTCGCAGTCGCCGGCGCGCAGCTCGCGGACCTCAACCACTGACCTCGACCTCCAGCGCCAGGCCGAGCACGGACAGCGGCAGCGGGTCGGCCTGGCGCACGCACACCGTGCCGTCGCGCTGCCAGGTCGGGTCGAGCGGCACCTCGACCTCGCGCGTCTGCAGCGACGGCGGCGAGCCGTAGGGCTCGGTCGTGCGAATCTTGGCCTCGCGCAGCTTCGTGAACGAGGGGCCGACGAAGATGCCGCTCGACTTGTCCACGCGAAGGAAGGCGCGGTTCACGTTCTTGACCATGCCGCGGCCAGCCGCCGGCGCCGCCTCGACCGTCAGCGGCAGCGTTTCAAGGTCGGACGTGATCGGCAGGCCGACGTGCACGACGCTGGCCGCCGCGGGCAGCGTAATGCTGCCATTGGTGACGGTGAGCCCGCGCACGACCGCGCCGTCTGCCAGCGCGACGACGGACTCGCCTTCCAGGTGCCACAGGCCGGTGATCGTCGAGGCCGCGGCGCCGTTGTAGGTGTCGCCCGCGTCGACGAAGAAGCGGTAAACCTGCTCGTCGGGCCGGCGCTCTTTCATGCGCTCGATGAGCTTGACGCTGCGCCCGTTGATCGTGCGCGCGACGACAGCATAGAGAATGTCCTCGGAGCCCTCGGCGACGACGGCCACAGACTTGAACAGCCCGTCAGTCTCGTGCTGGTGCCAGCCGTAGACGCGGTGCTCGGGCACGTACGTCATCCCCAGCAGCGTGCCGTCGCCGCGCACCGCCCATGCCGTCTGGTAGGGCGCGGTCTGGTAGGCCATATCGACGATGGTCTCGGCGTCGAACAGGTGCGGCGCCAGCAGCGACACGTCGTTCGCCTGGTAGCCGTTGCGCTCCCACGAGTACGACATCTCGCGGATGTGCGCGCCGCGGCCCTGCGCGAACAGCACCGACGTCGACGTGAGCAGCGGCTTGACCTGGGCGGCGCCGACGAATGACTGCGCCCGCACCTTCAGCGTCGACGGGGTCAGCGCGTCGGCGTCGGTGAACGCCCGCCACTCGGCGCCGTTGGTGAGCATCAGCAAATCCTGCAGCGGCAGCAGGTACTGGATTCGGTTCTGCTGCGCGGCCTTGATGCGGTAGAAGATGGCGTCATCGTCCTGCACCGGGATCGACGTGGTGAGGTTCGACTCGGTGCCGGGGCGAGTCAGCCACACGTTCTGCGGCCGGTTGTCGGTAGCCGCGAACACGCGGCGCTGCTCGAAGTACCCGACCGCGGCGGGGTAGTCGCCGGCCGCGTTGAACGGGTTGCTGCCCACCGGCGGCGTGCGCAGCGTGTCGGCGGTGTAGTTGGTGTCGCGGAACGCCGAGCCGTCGGTCTGCCCGATGTAGCCATACAGGCCGTTGCTCAGCTTGTAGATGTTGAAGCGCGACGCGCCGCTCACCGCCGGCGGGTCGACGTCGATGTAGTTGCCGGCGACGGTGAGGTCGAGCGATACGTTGGCCGAGGCCGAGGCGAACGATTCCTCGTTGCTGTCGTTCACCGCCGTGCACACGTAGGTGTGGGTGATCGGCGTGCCGCCGCCGGGGCCGCCAGTGGTCAGCGTGGGCGCGGCCGGCGTGGTGATCGTCGGCGCGAATGTGATGGTCGCCAGCTGCCAGTTCGTCGCGCCCAGGCGCTGCAGTTCGCGCGGCGCGTGGCTCGGGTGCACCAGCGTCATGATGTCGGCCGACTGGGTGTAATCCAGGTCGAACACCTGGTCGCTGGTGTAGGGCGTGGTGACCGTGTAGACGCGCGCCGTCGTGCCGCCGGCGGTGTAGGCGCCCATCGCTGTCGTGTTGATGTTCGCGCCGCCGAGGTCGGTGAGCTCGAACGTGTTGGCGCCGGCGTCGACGTTCGCCACCTTCACGAAGCGGCCGTTCAGTGCCGTCATGCCGCCGATGCCCGACAGGAACATCCAATCGCCGTTGGCCGGGTCCGCGCCGACGTAGGTGAGCACGCCCGGGTTCGCCTGGGTGATGCCGCTGATCGCGAGGCCGGTCTCGAGCAGCGTGCCGCCGGCAGTGTGGAACCGCACGTACAGGTGCCCGAACTCCAGCACGTAGGTCTGCTCGTTGTTGAAGCTGAACGCGATGATGCGGACGTTATTCGCGCTGTCCTTCGCCTCGAGGATGTGCTCGAACCCTGAGCGGTTGACGACGGGGCCGTGAGGGAGCACACGGAAGTTGCGGCAGGTCTTCAGGCCGGTCTGGAACTTGTCGATGTCCAGGCGGCCGGCCATCTCCGGCGCAATCTCGCCGCCAGCGAACGCGCGTTGCAGGGTGCGCACCGCGGTCATGGTCAGCTCCGGGCCCGGATGTGCGCCGGGATGCGATCGGTGCGAGGCTCGTCGTGCTGTTCGTTCGAATCGACGCCGGTGGCCTCGCGGAACTTCTGCACGAACATGGCGTAGAGCTCTTTCCGGGCCTGGCCGGTCGAGTCCTTTCGAATCGGCCCGACCACGTAGCTCGCGAGCAGCCACGACAGGCAGGTCACGAACAGCGGGTCGAACTTCGTGGTGTCGGTGATGCGCTGGGTGTAGACGAGCGAGGTGATTTCCTCGTGGGCGTAGATGCGTTGCCCCTCACGCTTGAAGATGGCGCCCTCGTCATCCTCGTCGGTGTCGCCGTCGCGCATCGCGCGCTGCACCTTCATGCACCCCGCCGGCAGGTTGTAGCTGTACTCCCACGCGGCGACGTCGCTGGCGAGCTCGGCGGGCGCGCTGCGCGTGGTGGCGAAGCCCCAGGTGTGCGCGACCAGCAGCTCGTCGCGGGCGATCGGGTAGAAGCGAGCGCAGTGTTCGGCCTGCACGCTGCCGTCGGGCGGCGAGATGGCGGAGATGTCGGCGCTGTCGCCGAAGTGCGAAAGCGCCAGGTTGCAGATGTCAACGACGGAAGCCATAGGTCAAAGCCCCATCCCCGTTGCGGGGTTCAAGGTGAGTCGGAAGGCGGCCGGCCCGGTGATGACAGCGCCGGAGTACGTGACCTGCACGGCCTTGCCGCTGAGCGTGTAGCTGCCGGCCGCGAGCGCCGCGGCGTAGGTGCGGCGCATGCTCAGGTCTTGGCCCGCGGTCGTGTAGGCGCCCTGCCCCACGGCCATCGTCTTGGGCCCGGCGCCGCTGTAGCTCAGCCCCACTGGCTGCCCGATCAGCTGGTAAATGCCGGTGCCGAGCGTGATGCTCAGGTCTGCCAGGGCGTCGGAACCGGTCTGCGTGTAAGTGCCGCGGCCGATGACCATGCCGCGGCCGGGAAACAGCGTCACCGACTGGCCGGTGTAGGTGTAGCTGCCCTGCCCCATCGCGAGCGCACGGCCGCGCGCCAGCGCGATCGACTGGCCCGTGTAGGTGTAGCTGCCCTGGCCCACCGCGATCGTGCGCACCGCGCCGGAATAGCTCAGGCCGACCGCCTGGCCGCTGTGGCTGTAAGTGCCCTGGCCGATCGCGATGGTGTAGCTGACGGTGGTGTTATCCGCGGACCACAAGACGATGCCGCCGCCGGCGGTGTCGCCATAGATGAAGACGCCGGCATAGCCGGCCGTCGTGATGCGCGCGGCGTCGGTGTCGTCGAACGTGGCGAACGTGCTGAAGCTGGTAGGGCTGGCGGCCAGCGCCTTCTCGACGGTCAGCGTCACGGTCGCGCCGGTGCCGCTGACCTTCAGGCGGCAGACGTCGCCGTCTGCGAACGAGCCCGCCGGCTGCGACAGGATCGTGTCGGACCCGGCGACCGTGCGCACCAGGTAGTTGTCGCTGCCGTTGCTGTCGAAGTGGTACGCGGTCGCGGCGCCGCTTTGGCAGCGCACGGCCGGGCCGATGTAGATGCCGTTCGAGATGTTCGCCGACGAGAAGACGACATCCGACCGGTGGTTCGCGTTGAACGCATCGGCGTTCCACCGCGCAATGTTGGTGACGCCGCCCGATCCGCCGGCCACATAGCCGGTGTTGTCGCCAACGTTGAATGTGCCCTGTACCAGGCTCCAGCTGGCCGAGTAGGTCGTCAGCGCCTGCGTGCCGCCGCTTGTCTGCAGGAAGGTGTCGCTCGCGGGCAGTGCCATGTCATGGCGTCCACAGTGTCGGCCGGTTGGCGTTGACCCAGGCCGGGTGATTCCCGTTGCCCGACTTGTCGCTGATGTCGTCGGGCGTCGGGTTCAGGTTCACGTAGTGCAGCGAGGTGATGCCGTTGGCGGCGCAGTAGGCGCGCACCGCAGAGCTCGAGGTGAGCTGCCGCAGCGCGAGGATGTGCTCGATGCTCAGCTCGCCGGAGTAGACCTGCAGGCCGCGCAGCACCCCGTTCAGCGTCTCATTGCCGGGCGCCCACGGCGCATCGCCGAAGGTCAGGGCCGGGTCGGTTACGGCGGCGAAGCCATCGGCATAGGTCGGGTTCGTCGATCGGGTCAGGCTCTTGCTCGTGTCGCTCAGGTCGAAGTAGAACTTCGTGTGCAGCACCGAACCGGTGGCCGTTGCGATGAACGCTTGATCGCGGAACACGCCGTAGGGGTCGACGACCGTGCTCACGCCACCGTCGCCGGTGACGTAGTCGTCGCCCTCGACGGAAATCTCCCACTTGTGCGTCAAGCCGCCTGGGCCGCCATCCGGGTACGGGTGGGGGCCGTAGTAGCCGGCGCCGGTGAAGGACCCGCTCGGGCCCCAGAAGAACGTCGTGTAGTAGCTGGCCTGGTAGTCGTGCCGGGCCCGCCAGATGTACGTCGCGGGGAACGCCGGCAGCAACGCCGCGCCGGTGAAGTGGAAGGCTACGGTCCCTTCCGCCTCGGTGGCAGCGTTGCTCGGAAATAGAAGGCCGCTCAGCGCCTCAACGCTGTGCCCGATGCGCAGGCCTCGCCCCACATCACCGCCCCGGCGCCATCGCGCGGGCCAAGAACGCGATTTCCTTTTTCAGGTCGACCCACTTCTCGCGGCCGCGGTTGTCGTCGATCTTGGCCGCGATCGCATGGGCCTGCGCCTGCAGCTCGCACACCTGGGCGTTGATCCGCGCGAGGTCGGCCTCGAGCGGCTCGTTGTTGCGGTTCACGAGGTCGCGCTTCGCGCACAGGCGCTCGTAGCGCAGCTTCATTTCGGCGATGCTCATGGTGTGCTCCGGGTCAGGAGTGCTGCCACACGCCGTTTGTGGCGTCGCAGTCCAGCGTGAAGGTCTCGCCGTCGGCCAGCGTGACATTCGAGCCGTAGTCCCAGTACGCGACCAGCGGGTCGGCCGGCGACGTCTGCGTGTCGTTGTAGAGGACCGGGTAACGGAAGGGGCCGATCGTTCCGCCCGCGGCGGTGATGACCTCGTCGGCGATGGTCACCTTCGCGGTGCCGCTCGTCTCGCTCAGCGTGACGGTGTCGGCCGTCGCGCCGCCGGCGGTGTAGCCGTTGCCGGCCGCAATCTCGGTGAGGTCGGCCTTCACCGTGTTCGTCGCCACCGGCGCGGTGTTCGTGAGCAGCCACTTGAAGGTGTGCGCCGACCAATCGTGCTTGGCCTTGTTGACCTGCTCGACGTAATCCTGGAACTTGTTGTAGGTCGCCATTCGCGAGGCTCCGTCAGTACAAGGCCATCAGCCCTGTGGCGCTGGTGTCCGTGAAGTTCACGCGCTTGGGCGAGAACGGATAGATGTGCTTCGCGTCGACCGGGAACACCTCGACGTGGTCGTCGTCGCCGACCAGGGCGATTTCACCGGCGCCAGTGACGTAGATGCTGCGAGGCGGCGTCGGCAGGTTCACCGTGTCGCTCGGCGTGATCGCCGCCCAGCGCGTCGCGGGTTTCGTCTTCTCGCTCATGCAACTTCCCTCTACGAAAGCAGGGGCGCGAGGCCCCTGCGTTTCAGCTACTGCCAGGCGTGCGTCAGACGAGGCCGCTGGCCTCGCTCGCTTCGGCGTTCTTCTGCCGCGCCACGCTCTGCGCCTTCTGCGGCTTCGTGTCGCCGTTGGTGGGCTCGGCCGACTTCGCCAGGGCGCGCTTGGCCGCGGCCGGGTCGTTGGCCGGCATCGCCCAGGCGGGCGGCTTCACCTTGCGGCGCTCGGTGCCCGTCTTGACGCCCTTCTCGTTGCGCACGACGCACTCGCGGGTCTCGTTCTCGTTGAACTCGAACTCGGTGCCGCGGCGGATGCGCTCGCCGGCGTAGAAGCCGGCGCGGATCGCGATCATCTTCATGGTGTCCCTTCAGCTCAGCCGAATCAGTTCGATGCGTCGGCGTACGGGGCCCACTTGCCCACGTCGTTCGTGAGGAAGGCGTTGATCTTGCCGGCCGTGGCCGCCGCGACGGCCGTGGTCTGCAGGATGCCGACATAGCGCTCGTACGTGCCGCGCGGCAGCTTCACCGCGGCGATCAGGTAGCCCGCCACCAGCGTCGCGACCGCGATGGCGGCCGAGGCGTAGTGCACGCTGGCCGAGCCGTCCGTCGCGATGGCCGCCGCAGCGTCGCTCACGAGGCTGAACTGGTAGGTGCCAGCGCCGCCCGAGGTGAATGCCGTGTCGACCTGGATGACGAGATACAGCGAATCTTCCGCGCCCAGGTCGTTCGGGCCGCTGGCGAGGCCCGTGTCGAGCACATCGCCGAGCAGGTAGCTGCCGGCGGCCCCGGTGTTCGCTGCGGTCGCGTCGCAGAACTCGGTTCGTTCGTCGAGGATCATGGTCCTGTTCCTTTCGTCGTGTTCAGGCCGTGGCTCAGATGCCGGCCTCGGTGGCGGTCAGTGCGTCGACGCGGCGGATGGGCACACCGTCGAATGCGAGCACCTTCTTGCCGGCCATCGTCTCGAGCGTGAGCGACGAGTTCTTGGTCTTGTTGATCATCTGGCGGCGCAGCCAGGTGCGCATGGTCCGGTTCATGTAGAACGCCGGCTTGCCCATCGACAGCGAGGGCGGCAGCTCGAGCGCCTGCACCAGCAGGTCGGTCAGGTCCGGGCCGGTGGCCGCGTCCTTCGTCAGGTTCTCGAAATCGACCTGCACGCGGACCACGTAGCGCCAGTCGCGCACACACAGGCCGGCGTCCCACTGGTAGTGGGTGCGGTAGCCCTGCATGCGGCCGCCGCTGCCGTCGACGTTCTCGATGGTGACCTCGCCCAGGTCCTGCATGTCGAAGCCGGCCTTCGACCCCTTCGGGTAGATGCCGTGCACCGTGTTCTCGCCCCACACCACCAGCCAGATCGAGGCGTTGTCGGTGCTGTCCGGGGTCGCCGCGTCGGTGAGGATGTTCTCGCCGTTCAGCGCGGACTGGTCATTGAAGCGCGGGCCGAAGCCGGTGATTTCCTCGGGCGCCGTCGCTTCGTTCGCGTAGAACAGCGAGGCGGCGAGCTCCTGGTTCATGCCCTCGAGGTGCGCGCGGTCCTCGCTCAGGCGGAACGCTTCGGTGTTGCCGTTCAGGTCGGCCAGCTTCTTGTCGACCTCGGCGTAGGCTTCCAGCATGCCGCACGAATCGGTGACCTTGCGCACGCTCGACTTCGTCGGCTGCACGCCGCCGTAGAGCTTGCGCCAGGTCGGGGCCGGCAGGCCGGTGCGCACGTTCGACACGTGGCCGGTGGGCAGGTTGCCCTCGAGCCAGACCATGTCGTCGAGGATTTCGTTCGTCTGCGACAGCATCTCGATGATGCGCGCGACCTTGTCATTCGGGTCGAGCGCGTTCTTGAAGTCGAGAAGCGTCGGGTGGATGGTGGAAAGCGTTGCCATGTTGCGTGTCCTCTACGCGGTGTTCAGGTGTTGTGCTTCGAATTCGAGTAGAACGGCTGGGCGGAACGGCCCGGCTGCCCCTTGACGAATCCGTCCTCGCTGATCGCCTTGCCGACCTTGTGCATGAACCGCAACACCTCGGGGTGGTTGCCCATGCCCGACATGCGCAGCGCCTGCTTGAGCGCGTCGTTGCCGAAGGCGTCGAGCGCCTTCTTCGCGGCGCCCAGGTTCTCGTCGAACTTGTCGCCGCCGATTTCCTTGTCGGCTTTCGCCTCCGCGGCCCAGCCGTCCACCATGTCGGTGAATGCCTGCGTCTGCTTCTGCATGAGCTTGACGCCGAGGTCGAGGACCTTCTGCGCCTGCTCCTGCGGCAGCTTCAGCTCGGCGCCCAGCGTCTTGAAGGCGCCCAGCAGCTCGGCATCCAGCTCCATGCCCTCGGGTGCCGTGAATTCGCCGTATTCGATGGGCTTGTCCTCGGCCTTCGTGTCGGCCGGCTTGTCCTCCGGCTTCGACTCCGTGGGCTTCGTGTCGGCGGGCGTCGTGCCCTTGTCGTCGGTCAGTAGCGTCGTGTCCTGCGGCGTGGTCGCAGCAGGGTCAGCGCCTTGCGGTGCGGCGGGGGTCGTGTCAGCGGGCCCGGTCACCTGCGTTTCGGTGGTCATGCTCTTTCTGCTCTTTCAGCATCTCGGCATATCGCTCGGCAGCAGCCTCATGCACGTCGTTGAAGAACTGCAGCGCCAGGTTGCGCTCGCCTTCGCGGAAGAACGTCTCACTGTTGCCGGTGAATGACGAGTGGAAGATGTGGCCCGCCGCAAGCAATCGATGCATTACGCGCCGGCCGCGCTTGTCACTCATCAACCATCGGATGTCGTCGAGCTCCCTATCCCGATTGTTCCGGCGCTTCTCTGCTGCCTCGTCGGCCGCTTGGCGCTGGGATCGGAGGTCGGTCGGGTCGAATCGATCCGCTGGCATGCAGCGGAATGTAAAGCCGCTTTAGCGCAATATGCGAACGGCTAAAGGCTAGGCGCCGCGCGGCGTGGTGTAGCCCTGGAACATCTGGATGACGTCTGCGATGCCGGCGGTGTCCGTCTCGCTGGCAGCCTTCATCGCGCTGGCGGCCTGCGCCGCAGGCTGAGCCATGGCGGCCGCCTGCATCGCGGCCTGCTGCTGCGCACGCGCGTCGCGCGCCGCGACCACGTCGTCGTCGCTCACGATGATCGACGGGTCCACGCCCAGCATGTCGGCATACTTGTCGACCACCTGGTCGGTGTCGACCTTGTCCCACACGCTCGGGTCTTGCTTGCCGGCGGCGATCGCGCCCACGGTGTTCAGCAGGCGGTCCAGCGACCCCAGGCCGACGGCCTTCTGCGCCTGGGCCAGCGTGCTCACGAACTCAACCTTGAGGTTCTGTTCGGACAGTTCGGGCGGGGGCGGCCCGACCAGGCCGGCGGCCATGATGTCGTCGAACGTCAGGTCGATCAGCGGGGCCAGCGCCTCGCCGTGCAGCCGCTCGAGCGTGGGCCCGAGCATGAGCAGTTTTTCCTCGTGGCGCTCGGCAATCTCGCGCGCTGTCACGTTGCTGCGCGTGTCGTTCGCCAGCATCAGGAACAGGTCGACGTAGAAGGTCGAGTTGATGCGCTCGCGCACGTCGCGGATGTCTTCCAGCAGCGCCGACAGGTCGAGGTTCACCTCGAACGCCGTGCGGATGCCGCCGGCCGGGCCGCTCGTGTCGACGTAGCTTTGCCCGCCCGGCATGAGGTCAATACCTCGGTTCTTCGCACTGGTCGGAATCTGCGTCGGCGGCATCGTCTGGTAGTCGATGCCCTGGGCCTTGCGAAGCTGCTCGTGTTGCAGCTGCTTCACATCGCCGATCGCCTCGACGCCGGGGCCGTCGCCGTAGACGTCGGCCGAGCTGCTGATCGCCCATCGCGGTGCGATCGCACGAAACACGCGGAACCCGCCCTCGCCGAGCAGCTTGTCATCGCTGCCGCCGGGTTCGAAGTAGGTCGACGAGAAGCGCATGTTCAGCGCGTCGCGCTTCGTCGTGTCGCGATCCTTGCGCGGAGTGACGTAGTGCAGCACGGGGACAAGGCTGTCGTATTTGCCCGTGTCGTAAAGGTGCTTCACCGTCTGCGACACGTTGGCCGTGCCGAAGCGCTCGACGGTCTGCTCGACGGTCATGAGCAATTGGCGCATGTACGTGTCGACCACGCCGCGCTCGTTCGTCGCCAGCGCGTACTCGCCCACCGTCATCGGGTAGTGGCGAATGACGTCTTGAAAGTCGGACGTGACCACGTCGAGGGCGGTGCCGAAGGCGCCCACTTCCTCGAACATCGTGTGCAGGGAGGTGTAGGTGTTCGACCGCGCGAAGACTTCACGCATGAGCGTGGTGACGCGGTTGACCCAGGCCTTTACCGGCCCGTACTCCATCAGGCCGCTGTCGGGCGTGCTGAGCGTGAACCAGGGGCGAGCTGGGCTGCACGTGCCCGCCATCATGCCGGCGCCCAGCACGCGCAGCCCGCGAATGCCCGTGGAGTCGTAGACGTTGCTGTAACGCGACGACCGATCGTTCGCGCGGTTCAGCTCATCGAAGCGCCCAGCGCGCGGGATGATGTAGTCGCGGATGTCCGACCATTCGGTCTTCCGCTTCTGCATCTCGTTCCACAGCGCGGACTTCCGCGACAGCAGCCGAGTGCGCCTCGTCTCGCTGGCGGCCATCAGTAGATCGCTCGCCCGTCGCCGAGAAGGTGCGCGTGGCAATCGCGCCGCGCACGGATGCAGCCCTCATGCCAGGCCTGGTCTTTCCAGGCCGAGAACAGGTCGCCGTGCATCGTCACGCCGCGGCGCATGTTCAGCCTCCCAGCAGCGTGGCGCGGCCGATGTTCAGCGTCGAGTTGTCGACGCCGGCCGGGCCGGTGAGCAGAGTGCTGCCGACTGCGCTCATCGCGCCGCGCGGCGCCTGACCACGCCCGCGTCGCGTGTCGACCGCGCTGTCGGGCAGCTTGGCAGCTTGCGGGGGAGGAAGCGGGGCGGGCGGAGCGGTGTACTTGGGGCGCGAGCACATAGGGGTGTCCCTCGTCTATCGACGTGCGTAGGGATTGTGGGTGTTGGGCGAGCGGATATGCGAACGGGCGGCGTAGGGGTCATGCTCGCCGCGCGTCGGCGCGTGGCGACTCGCGTGCGTGTCGTTGGCCTCGCGCACCTTGCGATTCGTCACGGGGTGGGCGAACGACAGCACCAGCGAGTCGGCGCGGTTCGGCGATGGCAGGCCGCGGCGCTTCATGTCGACCTTGGACTCGAGCTGAATCTTGCCGTCCATGCGAGGCACGGTCTCGGGCCCGATCAGGTCGCGATACAGCACCTGGTCGTCGCCGGGGATGGCGCCGCCCTGCTTCAGCCAGTCGCGGGCGAGACCCCACATCTCCGCGCGCTTGTTCAGGTAGCCCGGATCGAACGGCGCCTCGCTGAACCATACCAGCGTCCAGTCGCGGCCCATCGTGCGGCCCGCGCTCACGATGCCGGTGCCGTAGCCTGCGTCGATGAACACGGCGTCGGCCTTGTGCTCATCCTCGAGGTTGGCGAGGATGTTGGCGACCTGGATGTCGTTGTCGTTCTTCGGCAGCGTGCGCAGGACCTCGAACTTCAGCCCCTGGCGTTTCGAGATGACCAGCTCGTCGTCGCCCTCCCAGGCGGGGTCGCACGTCAGGATGACCGGCGCCCACTCGTACTGCGGCGCGCCCAGGTGGCGGCCGAGCGCCGCGTCGACGTCGGCCACGCTGATGAACTGCTTCGCGCTCATCGACGGGAACATGCCGCGCACGCGAATCTTGACGAAGTCGCTGTTCTCGCCGTAGTCGTCGACCCAGCCCTGCAGCAGCGCCTTGTTCGTGATTTGCACCGTGCGCGAGTCGATCTGCCGCCCCGACCAGCGATGCCGGAAGCGCGTGAAGCAGTCGGCGAAGCGGCCGGTGTTGCGCGTGGGGTTGCCGAAGGCGAACCACATGGGCTCCCCGTCGGTCATGCCGCCCTCAGCCACCTCCCAGATGGCGTCGGGCACGGCCGAGGCCTCGTCGAAGATGTAGAACGGCGTGGAGCTCGCCGAGTGCAGGCCGGCGAACGATTCGCTGTTTTCCTCGCGGCAGGTCTGCGCATCGACGCGCCACGACTCGGGGTGCTGCTTGTGCACCATCTTCATCGCACCCTTGCCGGTCGTGATGTCGAACCAGTGGCCGGTGATGCAGCGCCTCGTCCACTTGGTTATTTCGGCCCAGGTCTTTGAGCTCAGCTGCTCGCTGGTGTTGGCCGTTACCACGCCCTTCGCGTGCGGCCTGGTCGACATGATCCAGTCGACCAGCCAGGCCACGAGCGCCGACTTGCCGATGCCGTGGCCGCTGGCGATCGCCATGCGGATCGCCTCGACCGCGTGCACACCGTCGAACCCATGCTTGCGCACGGCGTCGCCGATGTCGCTGAGCACCTCGCACGCCCACACGTCGGGCCCGTACTCGCTGCCGTAGATGAGCGACCAGGGCTCGGGCAGCTTGACCACGCGCAGCGCCGGGTCGTTGTCCCAGTCGTAGGCGTACAGCACGAAGCCGAGCGGGTCCGCGAAGAAGCGGCCCATGTCGTCAGCGAGCTGCAGGTCGTGCTCGGTGACCTTCACGTGATGGCGCCCATGCGCAACGCCTTGGCGACCGCGTGAATGGTGCTGCGCACGCCGAGCTTTCGATGCGCCTGGGCGAAATGCTCGTGCACCGTGCTCAGCTCGACGCCCAGGCGGCGCGCGATGGCCTTGCGCGACTCACCCTCGGATGCCAGTTGCAGCACGGCGGTCTGCCGCTCGCTGAGCTCGGGGCGCTTGGGCGCTGCGGCCGCCATCATGCGCCGGCCCTCTTGCGCGAGTCGGCGATGCGCTTCGCCATCGACTCGTCGACGGTGTGCTCGAGGCGCTGGGTCTGCGAGAACTGATCCGGGGCGTAGTTGCACAGCAGGAACATGAGCAGCTTGTCGCTGCCGCTCATCGCGCGGCGCTCTGCCTCGCGCTTCAGCAGCTCGACGCTGGCGACGAACGCCTCGCGCACCTGGCGATCGAACTCCGGGTGATCCCGACGCCAGCGCCATAGCGTCGAGCGGTTGACGCCCAACGCTCGCGCGGTCTCGCTGAGGTTCGAACCCTCGGCGATGAGCTCGAGCGCTACCTTGCGCTTCACGTGCTCGTCGGGCTCGGTGGATTCACCGATGAGGTCGTCGAATTCGTCCATGGTCATGGGCACTTTACGTCCTGCTAATGCCGAATAACCGAACGCCCCGGCGGCATGGGCACGTGCGGCCAGGTGTTGCCCACCAGCGCGTTGTAGGCCGTCGCGATGCTGACCTCGAACTTCACCGCGATCAGCCGAACGCTCATGCCCTCGACCCAGTACAGCCCGCGCATCAGCACCACGTCGGCATCGGTCAGCTTGGCGAGCGGGTGCTCGGCGCCGCCGGGTGGGCCTGAGCGGTATGAGCGGCGCTTGTGAACGCGCAACTTCACCACGATGCGCCGCCTGCAGTTTTTTGCGCGTCTGCCAGGGGGGAGGCATTGGTGAATGAGTTTGCGGTTTTTTGCTCATTCACTGCACCGTGACCCGATCCGCTGCAACGCAACACGCGGGCTACTAGCCCCGCGGTGTGTTGCGTTGCAGTTTGCGGACCTTCGCCCGACAACACACATGCATGTTGCAGTCGTGTTGCGCGTGTTGCAGCAAACGTTTGCATGTTCATGTCTGCGATTCCTTGCACGTTCACAGCAAGCCCTCCGCACTCATCTGCGACTTGATGGCCCCGGCCCACGCCAAGGCAAGGGGGTACGGCACCGCATCGGCGAGCCCGTGCTGCAACGTGACGCACGGGAACGGCATCGCGGCGACCGCCGGATACCCCTGCAGCACCGCGCCTCGCTTCGGGCCGTACAGGCGCCCGTAGACGCCGGGGTAGGCCATGAGCTCGTTGACGCCACCTCGGTACGCCGGCGCCGGCGGGCGCAGGGCGGGGCTGTGCGTGAACCAGCGCGGCCGGGACTGGTGCGGCGAGTGGAAGTGCATAGCGTCGAGCCGTGTGTGTGGCGCCATCGATCGCGATGCCAACCACGTTCTCGAACTTGAACCAGTCGTGCGGCACCGCCTCGAGCAGCCGCACGACCAGGGGCGTGAGGTCCGGGAACTTGGGCGTGCGCATCGCCCGCAGCTTGCTATGCGCCTGGCACGAAGGGCCGCCGATGATCCCGTCGAACCGCTCGCCGCGCACGGCGTCGGGCAGGTCCGCGAGGTCATGAACCAGCGGCTCGCCGCCGCACAGCTCGCGATACATGGCCCGCTTGTCCGCGTCGATTTCGCAGCCCGCTACGACCTCATAGCCGGCGTCGAGATAGGCCCGATCCATCAGGCCCATGCCGGTGCAGATGGACAGGACCCTCATCACACGATCGAAATGCAAGGCCCGTCGAGCCAATAGGGCGACTCGTCGCCATGGCATAGCTGGTCGAGCGCCCGCTTCGCGCGTTGCTTGCGGGTGTCGCGCTTGCCGTCCTCGGGCGCTGGCAGCCGCTTGGCGGCCTCGACGATGACCGCGGCGACCTCGATGCCGACGGTCTGCGCCTGGGCCATCTCCTGCAGCACCGCGTTCACCACGACCTCGACAGGCCCCAGCGGCTTCGCCGATGCGCTCGACGCCACCGGGATCGGGGCCTCTTTGACGATGCACGACGTGATGACGTCGCCGTCGCTGTCCATGCCCACGGGCACGGTCTCGAGCTCGAACCCCCAGGCCCCGCCGTCGTCACCGTCCTTCTGCTTGTCCACGCGCAGCAGCCGCCCGGCGGGCGTGCGCACGACCTCGAGCTGGGCGTCAGCCGCGGCCTTGATGCCCGACCAGCCACGCGCGCCCCTGCTGGCATCCTTGCCCGAGTGGTGCACCAGCACCACCAGCGCGCCCGTGGCACGGTGGATGCCCTTGCAGTGGGACAGGGCCTTGCCCATGTCCTCGGCGGCGTTCTCGTTGGCCCCCGGCGTGGTCTGCGCGAACGTGTCCACGACCACCACGTCGGCGCCGCCGGCGGCCAGGATGGCGCGCGACACGTCGAGCGCGTCGTCCTTCAGCAGCAGGTTCGGCGCGGCGTGGATGACGCCCAGGCCCGTGCGTTCGATCTTGTGATGCTCGGCGTAGGCCTTCAGGCGATTGCGGAAGCCGCCAGCGCCTTCGGCGGCCACGTACACCACCCTGCCCTGTTTCACCCGGCAGCCGCGCCAGGGCACACCCCTGGCGACCGCGGCGAAGATGTCCAGCGCGGCGAACGTCTTGCCGCTGCCCGACTCGCCGAACAGCACCATGAGCTCGGCGCGCGGCACGACGCCCTTGACGATCCATTCAGGCGCTGGCCGCTGCATGAACTGGTCATCGGGGATGACCGCGAAGCGCTGCCCGCGCTCGGCCTTTTCGCCTGCAACCCCTTGATTCGCAACGGAATCGGGGTGCTGCTCGCCGAGGTTCTCGAAATCGGCCAGCGTCGCGCTGTGCACGTCGATGTGCGCGCCGTGGTCGTTGGCGAGGTTCACGAGCCAGTGAGCGGTGACCGGCCGGCCGGTGTTGCGGCCGAAGCTGGCCCACTTCATCTCGCCGTACTCGGTGCCGCTGTACTTGGGCGAGCCCGCGGACCATTCATCCCACAGGTGGAAGCCCGCGCCGCTGGTCTCGTAGTGCAGCGCCATCCCGACGCGCACCCAGTCGTCATAGTGCAGGTCCAGCGGCAGCACGTCGAGCGCGTCGCGCAGCTGCTGCTCGGTCAGCCCGATCGGGTCGGACGCCTGACCATCGGCCGGCGCATCGGGCAGGCTACGGCCGAACCGCGAGGCGCACAGCGCGTGCACCGCCGAGCCGGCCTCGGCGACGGTGTTCTCGGTGCCCAGCAGGTCGACCAGGTCCAGGCGATTCCCGGTGAAGGTCACGAACCCCTTTGAGCTGAACGTCTCGAACCCGAAGGGCTGGCCGGGGTGGTTGTCCTTGCGGTTGCCCAGCGCGCCGCGCACGAAGGCGCGCACGCCCTGCCCGCTCGGCGAGAACTCGGCGTAGGTGGTCGTCACGATGCGCTCGACCTCCGGGTGCAGCCCGGTCGGCGTCACGCACTTGTCGAAGTCGAGGGCGGTGATGCCCCACTCGGGCATGGGCGCGAAGCCGACCCCGTCGAAGCCGCGGCGCGCGGCCGCGGCACGGGCCGCCTCGAACGTGGTGAGCTGCTGGCGATCCTCGGGCCGGCCCTGCACGCCGTGCCGCTTGGCCCCGCTCGTGTAGTACGGCACCTTGCGCGCCTTCGTGTCGCCCTCGTGGTGCTCATACCGCCAGATGAGCCAGCCCGGCAGGTTGCGCAGGACCTCGGGCGCGGCGACAGCGAGCAAGTTCGGCTTGATGGTGGTCACGGCGCTCATAGGAGGTCGCACGCCATTTCGGCTTGCAAGCGCGTCTCTGCGGTCGCGACATGCGCCGCTTCACGCTCCGCGCCGATGAACGAACGCCCGCACCGAAGCGCAGCGACACCGGTACTCCCGCTGCCGGCAAAGGGGTCGACGACAAGGCCGCCCGGCGGGCACACGACCTCAATGAGCGCCTGCAAGAGCTCGACCGGCTTCTGAGTCTGATGCTGCCGCTCATGGCGGCCGACCCGCTTCGACCCGAGGGCGTTGGCAGTTCCCTTGTCGTGGTACTCGGGGGCGCCGGCGGTGAAGTGCAGCACGAGCTCGTGCTGCGCTCGGAACCCCGTTCCTAGCCCCATCGCGCCCTTATCCCATACGATGAGGTTCTGATATCGCAAGCCCGTCGATTCGATGGCCGGTGCGAGGTTCGGCAGCATCCGCCAGTCGCAGAAGACAAGCAGCGACCCACTGGGCTTCAGCACACGCTGAGCCTCCCAGGCCATCGCGCGGAGCAGGAACACAAGCCCTGCGGTGCCCATGTTGTCGCCAACGAACCAGCCGAGTTTCTGCAGCGTCTCGCTGCGAAGCCCCTGACCTTTCGCCGCTGAGCGAGATGCCTCGCTTACTGAGCCGCTGCAATACGGCGGGTCGGTGACGATCGCGTCGACGGAAGCCGGCCCTAGTGCGCGAAGCATCTCGACGCCGTCGCCGCAGTGAAGCTCGTACATGCGCGAGCCTCCCGTCAGCCGTTGGCGACTTGCTGTTCGCCCTCCACGGGCCCCAGGTGCTCGAACTCCGCCGCGATGACGCGGTCGCCCAGGCAGCGCCGGGCGAACTTGCAGTCGCGGCACACGCCGGAAAGGTCGACGCGGCTGAGCGCTGGCAGCCGCCCGCGCGCCTCGGCGCTACGATTGCGGATCGTCTCGGCGGCCAGTTCGATCCGCGCGGCGAGCTCCGGCGACGCGGGCCGCCCATAGCTCTTGTCGGGGTTGCTGATGAAGTAGAGGTAGCCGCGGCTGGTGCCGCTCAGCTCGGCGAGCTCGTCGCGCTCGGTGCCCTGGGCCATCTTGAGCCAGAACTTCAGGGTATTCATGGGCCCGGTCTCCATTCGAAGGGGGCCCGACTTTACCATTTGCTAACGCCGTTTTACAAGTAGCGAAAGCCTGCGGCGCTCACACCACTCAACCTAGGGAGTTGCGCGGCGTCAGAGTTTTATGTAAAAATAAAACCATTACTGCATTTGCTAAGGCAGTGCGGGGCGTTGCCGGTGAGGGGTCTACGGCGCGCAAATCGTTGGGTCACTTACCTGTCGGAGGGGTTACACCGTGGCAAAGGAAGATATCTACGCACTGCGAGTCACCAACCTGCGCAAGCTCATCGCGCAGTACGGCGGCCCGACCGCACTTGCCCGCACGCTCGGGCACAAGAACGGCTCGCAGCTCGCGCAGACCGCGGGGCCCAATCCGACGCGCCCCATCGGCGAGCGGTTCGCCCGCGATGTCGAGGAAGCGCTGTCCCTGCCCCGCCACTGGCTCGACCGCCAGCACGGCACCGCGTCGACCGACGCCGCGCTCGACGACGCGCTGCTGGCCGACGTCATCGGCGCCATCAACAGCACCCCAGGCGTGGGCAAGCTGGCCGCGGCGAAGGTCGCCAAGATCACGACCATGGCCTACGAGCGCGCCTCGGCCCTCGGGCACGTCGACGTCGAGCACATCCGCCGGCTGGTCGAGCTCGGGGCGTAAAGCCTCTTTACATCAAACGTCTTACTTTTTGCTAAATGTAGACTGTCTACCCATCAGAATCGACTGATGGGGAACGGGTGACAAAGGACGTCTACGAGCTTCGACTGCTCAACCTGCGGCAGCTCATCGCGAAGCACAAGGGCCCGACCTCGCTGGCCCGAAAGCTGGGACACGCCAACGGCTCGCAAATCTCCCAGCACACCACCGACGACCTCGAGAAGCGCCGCCGCATCGGCGAGAAGTTCGCGCGCTCGGTCGAAGAAAAGCTCAAGTTGCCGGCCGGCTGGATGGATCAGCCGCACGAAGGCGCCGAGCCATCGGTGTCCGCGATCGACGTCGATCGCCTGCAGCTGGTCATCGCGCTCGTCGACGAGTGCGCACGCGACACGGCGCTCACGCCCAGGACGCGCAGCGAAATCATCACCCTCGCCTACGACCTGGCCGCGGCTGGCCGACCCCTTGATCGTAACGTCATCGCCCGCCTGGTGGCGCTGGCGACTCGCGAATAGGTTGACATCGGAGCCTCCGAAGGTAGGGCCTAAAACGCCCCCGTCTTTCGTGACCGAGCCGGCGGCGCAATCCTTACCATGGGCTGACGAACGACAAGTAGAAATTGTTTCCGCGGGGCTTTAGCCTATGCTAAAGTCTGCTAAGGTGGTAACTGCAGGAAGGGGGTAGGTGAATGGCAGTGCGTTTCGAAGGTGGCGCGCGTGCAGCGAAGAGTATCGATCTGAAGCCGGAACGGCCGGCGCGCCGCCCGACGCTCGACAAGGAAGTGTTTCTTCAGGTGGTGACCGCTGCGTGCGAGGCAGCACACGGCAAGAACATCGCACCTGAGGAAGTAGCGCGGGTGATCTGCCGCGCGTACGAGGCGAAGACGACGCGGCACTGACAACGCCCGCCGCGCCCAGCAAGCCCGCCACGAGCGGGCTTTTTCACGCCCGCGGGTTTACGAGCAAGTAAAAGCGCTTTGCAAAATGCTTTAGCGTCTGCTAAAGTCTCGTCATCCGATCAACGAACCGGGGACGAACATGGCAAAGATGACCGCACGGCAGCAAGTCACCACCTACTGCCGTCAGACCGGCCTGAAGGTGTGCGGCAAGCATGGCGTTCCCATGCTGTCGAACGCTGCGGCCTCTTGGGTCGAGTGCTTTGACGATTGGGCACAAGCCCTGGCGTTTCTCGTGAAGGCGCGCAACGCGCACTTCGACGCCGGCAAGGCGCTCCCCTGGGCCTGAGCCCCTTTCCCTTCTTCCCTCCCACACGCACCACCGAAAGGACGCATCATGAGCGCAGTCGCTCCCGCCATCGGCCAGCAGGCCGCCGACCACTACCAGGCAACCCTGAACCTCGACGCCGGCGCCAGCGTGTACATCACGGCGCCCACGCTCGAGCTGCTGGCCGCGATCGTCGCGAAGACGAAGGGGCAACTCGCCCCGGCGCCGGCCGCCACCGTCACGAAGGATGCCGCCGCGGCCGCGGGAAAGTCTGCCCCGGCGCCGGCAGCGCCTGCCCCGTCTACTGCCGCCCCGGCACCCGCTGCCACCGCGACGACTCCCGCATCTTCGGGCGGTGAGCCGGTCAGCCAGGAAGCGCTGAACAAGGCCGTCGTCGACCTGGTGAAGGCCAAGGGCCGCGACGTCGCCGTCGCCACGCTGAAGACCCTGGGCGTCGCGAAGGCGACCGAGGTGCTCGAGGCCCGCCGCGCCGAGGCGCTGGCCGTCCTGACCGCCGCCCTGGCCTGATCGCCATGCGCCAGACCACCCTCACGCGCCTCGGCGCGTTCCTCATGGCCTCCGCGGGCCTGCTCGCCGGCAGCGCGGCCAGCGGCCTCGAGAAGATGCCGACCTTCAGCCGTCGCGCGACCGAGACGAACGGCCCGGGCGGCCAGCGGCGCGGCAACGGCTCGGCCCGTGTCAAGCGCGCCGCGCTGAAGCGCCGCAACGTGCTGCGCAACCGGAGGGCCCACCGTGGGTGATGCAACGAAACACGCCATGCTCAGCCCCAGCGGCGCAAGCGGCTGGATGAACTGCGCCGGCTGGCGCGGCAACGGCAAGTCGAGCGAGTACGCCCGCGAGGGCACCGCCGCGCACGAGGTCGCCAGCTTCTGCCTGACGAACGGCACCGACGCCGAGGCCTACATCGGCCGCGTCATCACCGTCGAGGGGCAGGACTTCATCGTCGACCCCGACATGGCCGAGCACGTGCAGAAGTACGTCGACACGGTGCGCCAGGTGCGCGACGCCACCGGCGGCGAGCTGCTGGTCGAACAGCGCCTGCCCATCGGCCACATCACCGGCGAGGAAGGCGCCGAGGGCACCGGCGACGCGGTCATCCTGGCCGGCGACGAGCTCATCGTCATCGACCTGAAGTTCGGCCGCGGCGTGCAGGTCGATGCGTTCGAGGTCGAGGTGCTGCACGGCGACGAGGATCATCCCGTCGTCGAAGTCGAGCAGGGCAACCCGCAGCTCATGATGTACGCGCTCGGGGCGCTGGAGCAGTTCGGCATGCTCGCCGACTTCCAGCGGGCCCGCGTCATGATCGTGCAGCCGCGCATCGGCCACGTCAGCGAATGGTCGTGCACGCTGAAGGACCTGCAGGTCTTCGCCGAGCGCGCACGCGAGGCGGCGATGCTCGCCACGCCGAGCGAACTGCCCGTGCCGGTCAAGCTGACGCCGGGCGAGAAGCAGTGCCGCTGGTGCTCCAACAAGCCGACCTGCAAGGCGGTCACCGAGCAGGTCGTCAGCCTGGTCACCGGCACGCCGCGCGAGGTCGTCGCCACGCTGTCGGACTTCCAGGCGCTGGGCCCGGCCATCGAGCGCAACACGGCGGCCGTGCGCACCGACGAGCCCGACCAGATCGCCGCGCTGCTGCCGCACCTCGACCTGATTGCCGACTTCTGCAAGGCCGTCGCGGCGCGCGGCGAGGAACTGGCGCGCTCGGGTCGCGAGGTGCCGGGC